ATGAAGCTACCAATCAAAATCGGTAACTATCAAATCAAACGTGCATCAATTCGTGGTGGCTGGGTGAAATTGTGTCTTGGCTCATCCACAATCGGTTATCTTGAGCCAGATAAGCTGCTCGACGACCTCCCCCGCGTGATTGGTCGGCCACTGACGCCTGACGAACAAAGCCTACTATCTAATAGCGTTCCAAAATGCGTTGCCTAGTCCCGATCTGGGGCTTATTTTTTTGCAATCAAAAAAGCCCCACCCCGCGTTAGCAGAGTGAGGCAGTGATGAGCTAGAACGGGTTAGCCGTCCCAATCTTAATCTGCAAGCGATCCAATGGCTCGCCAAGCATACCCGCAAAGTCGGTGTCATCACGAACTGCTGGAAGCCAACCAGCGCGCTTCGTTGTTTGGGATCGGTAGTAAGCTTGCTGGAACGTTTCGCCAGCGGGCGTGGTGTAGTAAATCTGTACGCCGTCAATAGCGTGGCCCATGATACCAGCGAACCCGTTAGCAGCATTGCGCCGATCGTATCCGGTAACATATGGAAGCCAGCCATCTTGAGAGGTGTGGACGCGATACTTGACGCTACCATGATTGACTTTGACAACCAGAGCATCATGAGCATGATTCGGGTTGCCCGCGAAGCCATTTACCGGATCACTGCTAAAGTTGGTGACTTCGCCTAACCAAGTACCATTGAGCTGGTGCAAATCGTAAGTCACATTAGTAAGCACGGCGCCTTTAGTAGCTGCTTGTTTAGCCGGCGTCTGAGCTGGTGCAGTCGTCGCCGTAACCTTACCAACCCCATTCTTGATGTCGGCGGCTACTTGGCCTTTACTCTTGCCGATACGTGCCAGTGGTGCCCACGGGTCGGTATGACTTGTTTCACCATTCATCTGAGCGATATGGCGATGTGTTTGTACTCCCGTGTACGAATTGGCCTCGAATGTGTACGCGATGCCCAACTTTTTGCACATGTCGCGGATCAGTTCAATCGTCGTGTTGTAGATGCGCAATTGTTTGGCCCTGTCGCTTGATTCTTCCATTTCGATTTGCACAGGCGCGATCGCGTTAGCTGTTTGGCCAGCACCCCAAGCAACGTAGCCAACACTGCCAACAGAATAAACAATACCATCACCGGCAATGAAATGAACGTATGCTTCATTGCTTGACCACGTACGCTTTTCAAAGGCCGCGTTGTTCTTGGCTGATGCATCTAGTTAGCTGTCGAGTGAAACACGATCATCTTACCGGTAGTGCGTTGTGACGAACCCTCACTATTAGAAAGCGCGTAAGTAGTATCAATAGTGTAACTCATTTTTCTTCCTCCTTCTTAGGTGTGGTGTAAGTCAGTGCCTGGGCACTGTCAGTCACTCCGGCAGTAGTCGGGTCAGTGACCACACCAAGAATTGACAGCACTGCGAATACCGCATTGACGATGCCGGTCAGTTGCGTGCCCAGGTTCGCGAAGTCCCACTTATAACCAAAAGGCGCAGCCACAGCTTGCGCAAGCAATAAAATAGCCGGAACTAAAGCCAGCCAGAATTTGACACTCAGCAATCGTACTTTCCAATTAATCTTCATGTTAAACCTTCCTTTCAATTTTTAATTTTAAGTTGTAAAACCTTGTTGTATAGTGCTTCTCCCGTTCCGTTTCCGCCTAACGCTTTGTAACTGCGGAAAAGGTAGTTTAAATCGTCTAAGTCATCAGTGCTGATATAACCGGTTTCGATATGGTGGTTGCACATCATGTAAACCTCGTGATGAAGCAATCCGACAAGCCCAGCATCAATCGCCTTTCCGTGTTTTCGATGTGTCTGAAACTGGCTTAAAATCCAACCAAACAAAGCCCCACCGCCCAACTCTACAAAAATGTCTAACCAACTCTTAAAATCCACACTTTCTCACTTCCTTTAAAAAAATACCGATTACGACAAACAGACTTCCCCAATCATCATCATGCCAATACCTACAATATTAATTAATATAAATGGAGCTGAAAACCTTACATTCTTAATATCGAAATCTTGTTAAAGACTTTACCCGCCAACGTTTAATATTAAATTTCTTTTACCGCGCAGTTTCTTAAAACTTTAAATAGCGCTACTTCGCAGTTTGCATCTACAAGCCTTTTGCGATTGTATATTTCAACCAACTATACAACTGATACCCCCAGTTAATGTGTCCAATACCATTGACATGGGTACTTGCGTGCCAACCATAAGCATCGTTGTATAAATTGTCTGCTGTCAATTCGATATTTGCATCAGGTAAATCAACCCTTCGCATTGATACACTTTCAGCGGTAGGTTGAACAAAATAAAATGGTAGGAAGTAGATTCCGTTTGCTTCGCTTGTTGCATTTCCGTACTCAGTTTGTAGCATAGATACAAGATCATACTGTTGGTTATGTCTGCTTCCTTGTGCGCCGGTATCGTTCCATATTGTCGTTTTCTCGCTAAAATTAGGATGTAACGATGGGAAAAAAAAGTCCCTGCTGCATCTGATAACGTGATACCAATAATCATATTTGGGTACTCTGTTTTGATGATATTCACCAACTCTTGGTATTGAGCAAGTGTACCACCCCCATTTGCACCCAACATGATTAATACATGCGTTGGTGTACATACATCAATCTCATTTAAATTACCCGATGTGATTAATGATCCTGTTCCGCTTCCTAATGTCAATCGAGTTCCTGTGTCGTCCATTGTCCGATATTTAGCAAGCCAAGCGTCAATACTGAATTTGAGTGTTGTATCACTCTTAAATGCAGCCACTCCACCGTTAAGATAACTGGATAACGAGATCCCACGAATGCCCTCGTGATGCGTAGTTACCGGATATTCCACATCCTTATAATTCATGGTTCTTGTTTTTTTGAATTGTCCTAAGAATAAACATTCATGCCCCGAACCAGCATCAATGTGATCTTTCATGAAAAATTCTTTCGCAATCAAATGATAAGCCCAATTTTGAAGATGGTTATCATCGTTTATCTGTGCCAATTCAGCGTATGTTATGCTATCACCAATACATAATACTCTCGGTTTTACGTTAGCAGTCACGGAATTAAGCGTTGACGCATGGACAACATTAAAACTGCTATCCACTATATCATTTCCTGTGATTGTTACGCTCTTGGTGGTTTCCAATACATTGACACCACTATTATAGGTAACCGCAGGAGATAGTTCATTTGAATCCGTCACAACAATTGGGGCATTAAACACAACTTTATCCGAGTTGTTCCCAAACCGAATGTGTTTTTCGCTTGTCAATCCTTTGAATAAATGGTCAAGATAAATAGCTGCGGAGTAGTTTCGGTTGTGCCCTTTAGCCGAAGCGATAATATCATTACACACGGTATATAATTTATAAGGTGCAATGTGGGGCATAGGTGACTTCGTACATGGCACGGATTGTAAATCGGCAACGTTTTGTTTCACAACATCCAAATCCGATTTCACATCAACATAATAGACAGCACTACTTATTTTATCAGGATATGCGATGGGTGAAGCGAATGAAAGTCGGATGAAAGCGGCGGTTAGTGGTATTGGAATAGTATCTGACGCGATTGGCGTATGCGTATTAATAGCAGATGTTGTGCTGATGAAAATCCTATTCTCGTCATAAAAATTTATTGATCCAATTTTTTTCGTGTCCGTATACTTTATACGCAATAGCGTACGATGGGTCAATTGCTTCGAAATCAGTGTACACCCAGTTGGTATCAGTTGTGTTGACTACTAACCCATTTGTTCCGATATAACCAATACTTGTTGGCGATTCACATAAATTAGTAGCCATAGTGTCCTTTCGTCTAAAGTAACGTTTGTTTCAGCGATGCGTTTTAGTGTGTCAAATGGTGTTGTGATTATATTATCAGAAAATAATGTATCACCTGCTGATTTTGCCCAACAATACCGCACGTACCTTGTTCTTTTCGGTGCGGTAACCGTACCTGTTGTCAACACAAGTAAATTGCTTTGATCGAACACAACCGATAACAATGGGATCATTGCATCATCGAAAAATGAAATACTCGTGACAATGTTTTGACCGTGTAATTTATAATCAATTACCGTACCTGGAATGGCATCGAGCATATTCGTGTATACATAATTAACATCACCTGGAACAATTTCTCCGGATGCATTTATATAACCAGAGAAAGTTTCGAGCCCATCAATAATAGATTCATTTACTATCCCTTTATTCAGATTTGACAGGTTTGTAGTAAGTTCATCATTCAGTTTAGTTTTGGTCACCGTGCCATCTGCAATCCCCACGCTCTGATATATGCCTGCATCAGTCCATACGTTATTTGCCCAAATATACTTGTGCCCATTGTCAGCCGCTATCATCAAACCATTTTTCCCGTTTGTACTTAGCTTGAATCGCCGCTAAATTGGCGAAAGTCTCAGGCAACGCCACAATCCCAGAAATCGAATTGTCCGTGTAGTCTTTGGCATTATGCAATGCATCAGCATCGCCCGAGTCTGCGTATTTCTCGGCACTTGATAGGGTGATCGCGTCTTTTTTATCAGTCTCGGATTTATTGTAGAAATCTCCCTGATTATATGCATTCAAAACAGTTTTAATGTCGATATTCATGTCATCGATTTTTTTCTGAAGGGAGTTGAGTGTGCCATCAATGATCGTGATGTAGTCATCAGCCTGTGCTTGACTAATATCAACGGCGGCCTTGATGATAAAAGCCACGTCAAATGTTGACTCCGAACCATCAGCATCGGATAAGCTGAAATAGGCTGTTGTAATTTTACCTGGTATAGCCGATAACGCGTTGGGGACTTGATAGGTGAACTTCCCATTGGCAGAATCAGTCACCGTGAATCCGGTGCTATCAGCGATTACGGCCTGCCCGTCAGCCGTATCCGCTTTGAACATTGGTGTAAGTCCGCTAAGCGATACCGGAGAGCCGTTGTCCATCAGTGTGGCATCAATCACCACGGCGCCGGTTTTGTCCCCTTGCCGCAAATATACAGGCTCAGGTGCGATGGTATTCTTTGAATCAAGAGTTACTTTGTACGTTCTGATTGCCATTTTGTATCAATCCTTCCATTTTTTCCAAATCTTCATAGGTGTCTTTTGTATCAACGAGGCGCTGATCCTCAAATCCTCGGCGCTTACCTTTGAGTTCCCACCCAAACGATGAATCAGGGCTGTTTGATGAAACGATGAAGTAATCCTTGCCACGTTCAGAAATCCAGAATTGCGCGTCACTGTAAGCTGTCAAGAAAACTTGGTAAGGCTTATCCGTGTTAATCAAATCAAAAACGAGCGGATCAACGTCCACTCGCACCGTTTTATTATCGCCCGTTTTGCTCTCACCAATATCGCCGACATAGTTTTCTGCCAGCTCGTATGCTGCGTTAGCCTAATCCCGTCTCGTGTTACTTGAGCGGCGTTTTTCGAACCATTGTAAACCGTGAAATTTCCTAACACTGCGGCACCATTCGGATTAACTTCGAATTGATTGTTTGTGTCATCAGCCGATAATTCGATTTTGCCATTGTTCGTTATCCATGCGCCTGTACTGATGTTAAACTTCAAGCTACTCTTAAGACGACCATATAGATTGTATACTGGGTTGCTTGACGTTGACTCAGCTGGTATTTGAAAAACAGGCACGCTCTTGCCATCAGAACCGGCTTGGTTAAGGCTCAAAATATATCCAGGGTAGTTGAACAGCGCAACCCCATTGGGGGCCCCTGTAGAAGCATTTTTGGTTGTACCTAGGTCGCCCATAAGACTAGACCCGTTATAAAAACTGGCTACCCCATTCTCAATGCGAATTTTGGAGCCATTCTCACCCGCTGTTTCGAATGTGATCCCTTTAATCAGATTTCCATATAGCCGGTCAGCAACGACACCATCAGCAGTGATAGCGCTTTTGAAAGTTTTGCCTCCATCTGTTGATACACCAACGCCAGCACTGTTTAGGATCACGACTTTGTTCGCATCTGACTTGTCAACCGCAATGATTCCCTGGTCGGTAAAGTTAAGCTCCGTTCTAGCATCAAGCAAGCTGTTAGTAGCTAACTGCACTTGCGACGTTAACCATTCATTGGGAACTGGAATCTTGCCAGCGGCTACGTTAGATAGAGTTGATTGTGATGTCTTCTGCTGTTCAGCGAATGACAGGCTACCGCATTCAACCTCCGTTTTTGTTCGTGTGCCTCGAATATCGTAATCGCTGGTTACTTTGATGATCCGGACTTTATCACTGAAATTAAGACTCTCATCAATCACTGTGATGTAATCGCCAGGGTTTGCCATCGCATATTTATAGCCGACAGATTGCAGATCAACAAGATTTATGGTGAGTGAGATTGCCCAGCTCTTGTCTACTTTTTCTTTCACAGCCGCAAGCAAGTTGTCAGTAACCGTATAGCGCTCATCAGCAACCGGAACAGCTTCAATTGCGCCAAACTTTGGATAATAGTAGTCATACAACGGGGACTTATACTCGACTGTCAGGCGCTTACTTGTGGTGTCGTTTGGTTTGCTGTATGCACCATATCCGCGGCCATAGGTAGCAAAGCTTGTGTTATCGGTCTGAATCTCTGCTGTGTCCAGATTAAACTTTTTGCGAACGATTGTAGAAAGATCAGACCCCATAGCTGGCACGACATGAACCGTCTTACCATCAACATAGAACTCAACGTTTGCTTGGCCTATGATGTCATTGAACAGTGACAGACGATCACTCATGCCCCAATCCTGCTTTTCAAAAGCAGCAACCGAGGCTGTATTGTCATACGTGTAACCAGTGCCAGAAAACAAAGCATCAAGATAACTTGATAATGGGTGCGAGCCGTTCCATGTTTCGTAGAATGCAGTCTTACTCAGCTTGTAAAAGAACGCCTGAACCGCGCTGAATGTAACGGTATTATCTTTGTCATTCTTCGTGTATGTGACAACAACATAGTCCTCATCAAGGAACGATAGCGTCCAGCCTTTGGCGATGTTTGCCTTAACATCTTGTCCAAAATAGATTGTCCCAGATAATGACTTCTCACCATTCACCGCATCGGTTTTCTCAATCTCGCACTGGGCTTGATATTCATTATTCTCAACGTCTGTGAATGTAATCAATAATCACGCCTCCTATGCGTATAGATTTTGGAAACCAAGGATCTTGACTGTACCATGCACGTTGCAAGTGATTTTATTTGGCTTGTCCGGCTGCAAAATAAAATAGGCCTTGTTCGTCTTGCTGACGATACTTAGTCCGTTTTGAGTGTAGCTAAAGCCGCTAAACATAAACACGTCACCAGCGGCAACAGTACCATTGTATGTCAGCTCAGTGTCATCTATTTTGAACGACAGTGAAGATGCTGAACCAGTTGCAGTGAATTGGACAGTGAACCCTTGCTCGAGCTGATTACATGGGACCGTCCCTCGGTATGGAACGTTGATGCTAACATCAATATCTGCCGGTGGTGTTTCACCGTAAGGTAACTTCATCGTCTTGAATTCAGCAGTTAGTTTATACAAGAGTGTCCCATTGACGTTACCGACAAGCTCCATTTCAGGCGCTTCCGTGTAGACAAGGAACCGCTTATGTGATGGATAGTTGCCAAGCTTGTCGTAATATCCTCCAGACGTCTCACCCGGTCTTTCCATCGCCACACTTGGCGTTGTTTTGAGCTGGGTGATGTAATACCCGTCAGGGTCAGAAAGTAGCGCATACAGCTTCTCACGAAGCGTTTCTTCCTCGTCTATGTCGTCAGCACGATAGTAACCGGTGATGTTGATTGTTTTATCGGTATGCCAACCTCCAAAATCAATGTTCCCGTTTCGCTGATCGAGCTGCTTGCTGTTTCGAGTGACTGACGGTGCGGACTCCTCGAAGTCAGTGACAAGCACCTTATATTGGCTCAGGTAGTACCGGCTACCGTCAAGCTTTTCTATAAGTAAGTCCATATACTACCCTCCAATTGGCCGAAAATAGCTGCTAACGGCTGCGTCATTAGCGTCTGCTTCCTTGACCATACTGTTAATGCCATTCTTATCAACGTTATTCTGGACGATGATGTTAGGCGTGATTCGTTCACTTGCATCAATCGACTGCGTGACATCTCCAGATCTGAATTGCGTCCCAGCCATGGAAAAGTTGCTGATATTTGCCGACATGTTGGCAGAAATGTCGCTCGCCATACCGGAAACCGTCTTTTGAACAGCACCGAACGACTTTTGCAGTCCTTGATTCAAGCCACCCATGATTGCATTACCAGCGGGAATCAAGAGACGAGCATCATAATGAATTGGTCCTTTGTGAGCTTTGATCCAAGAAGCGATGCCACCAACGAAATTCTTGACAGCTCCCCATGTAGCCTTCAACCCATTCAAAAAGCCGTCCATGATTGCTCGACCAGCTCCAATTAGAAGACCACCAGCACCGCTGAATAGCCCCGCAATGCCATGGATACCGCTGCTTACGAATCCTTTTGCACTACTCATTGCACTGCTTATCGTGCTAACGATGCCGTGGAAGATACTACTTACAACTGAACCTAAGCTACGCAAGCCAGAAGCAAGGATTTTTATTGCCCCGCCTACAAGCGCGATGCCAGCAGCAAGAACAACAAGCCCTGCGCCTCCGGCAACACCACCAGCACCTAGAACAACGAGAGCGGCACCAGCCAAGGCACCACCAGCAGCCAGAGCAACCAACGCAACACCGTATGCCAGAGCGGCAACTGCACCAGCCGCATCAGCAACCGCATTAGCAGTACCAGCAGCAGCAGCAACAAGCAATGCCGCACCAGCGGCAACACCGGATGCCGCTACCATTGATAATCCAGCACCGAGCAACAGACTAGCTGCGCCAGCTAATGCAATACCAGCTGCTAGGATCGCAACCCCAGCGGCTAGAACAACGGTTGCTGCTCCCGCAAGCACAATGGCAGCAGCGGCAACGGCCAACCCTGCCCCAAGCACAACAGCACCGGCGCCGGCAATTAGCGCACCAGCACCGAATACAATAAGTGCTCCGCCTAATGCCAGAATACCAACAGCAGCCGAAGTACCATAGGTTGCGATTACCGGCAGTTGAGTAGCTAATAATGCAAGCCCAGCAGTTGCTAATGCAATCCCTGCCCCGACGAGTAAGACTGCCGCTCCAAACGCCAACATACCGATAGAACCGGCTGTCAAGGCCGGAGCAACAGCCGCGAAGACAATCGCAAGGCCAGCAATGGCAACACCAATTGCCAGCACAAGCGTTGTTGCATTACCACCAGCATTCTGGAAGTTAGTTAATGCGGTAACCAATAGAGCGATACCGGCTGATGCCATCAAAACCGCAGCACCCATGGCTAGAAGTCCAGTTGCATTTGCGGTCAATGTAGGTGCAACAAGTTTGAGAACCCCAAGAATGACAACAATTGAAGCTGTCATGGCTGCTAATGCCACGAGTCCAGCAGTGCCGGTCTTTGCCAAAGCTGCAACACCAAATGCAAGTGCAGCAAATCCGGCTGCTGCTAAGCCAATTCCAAGGCCAGCGCCAGCCGCTTTTGCACCCATTGCGGCAATCTGACCAGCAGATGCACTCATAGGTTTAGACATGCCAGATGAAGCACCATTCAATGCTTTAATAGCTTTAACTGGGGCTGTAATTGCCGTTACAAGCTTGCCGATTCCAGTTGTAAACAGTCCGAACACAATAAGCACACCAGCAATTACTGGAGACCAAGCAATCAACCCTTTAACAAAACTTGCCATTGGGCTTTTTGATTTGTTAAGCCAAGTCGCAAAGTCTCCCAAGGCATTAGCCACTGATTGAATTTGTGGCGCAATTGTACCAATGCTAGTTTTGACAACAGCATCGAACGCGTCTTTCATCTGATCCAGCGACTGGCCGACGTTTTTAGTCATGTCGTTTGCATTATCAGACAGATATTTATTTGCGGACTTTGCCGAGCCACTAACTTTGCCAAGGGAATCAGAGTAAGCATCCCAACCGGACTTGCCACTCTTAGTTTTTTTTCTCTGTCTGGATCAAAAGCGGCAACATTGCCTTAGCACCGGCGGCACCATATAAGTTAGTTAATGCTGCAACCTTTTGAGACTGACTCATTCCATCAGTTGCTTTTGCAACTTCTTTAAGGATTTGTGGGAACGGCTTGAATTTACCTGAAGCATCAGTGTACTTGATCCCTAACTCTTGCATTTCGCCAGCAGCCACCTTAGTCGGCCGTGCCATTAGTGTTAAAGCATGAGCCAAGTCTTGAGAACCTTGTGCAGCTCCTAATCCAGAATTGCTCATTAATCCGATTGCGGTTGACGTGTCTTTGATGCCAATTCCCAATGTGGCAGCAGTTGAACCAACGTTGGCAAATGCTTGTCCCATGTCTTCGACTTCGGCATTGGACATGTTGGCATTCAATGCTAGGATTGCTGAATCTTTAGCAGCATTTTTAGCGCCACCGCCCCAGATATTCATGGCTTGTTGGACAGTTGTAGCAGTACCAGCTAAATCGGCACCAGCGACAGCAGAAGCTTGGCAATAGCTGGAAACTCAGCTTTTAAGTCTTTGATTGAAGCACCGTTACGAGCCATTTCAATCATCGCGTTACCGGCATCTTCAGCACTAATAGGAAGCGTTTTACCCAAAGAAAGTGCTTCTGTTTCGAGATCCTTCATGTCACCCTTCAGTGACTTGTTACTAGAACCAGCAATAACAGCCGCCTTGTTAATTGATTCTTGGAATGTCCCGTAACTCTTGATTGCGCCAGCGGCCATAGCACCAACAGCTAAGCCAGCAACAGTGGACGCCTTGCCGATACTTGTCATTGCACTGCCGACACGTTGGCCAGCATTCGATGCTGAATCCGTGCCAGCTTTTACTGAGGTCGCTAGTTTCCCCATTGCCGCTTGGAATGGTGCAATGTTTGCTGTGAATGTTGCGACTACGTTTGCCATTAGCTACCACCTCCAAATGCGGCATTGAGTTTTTTTAATCATTTCGACATCGGGCTTTCTTTCTCGATTACCATTGCGTTTGAGTATCTTTTGTTCGGCCTTATCAATATTCTTGTATCCGGTCTTCACTGATCGCTTAGGGTTCTTTGCATTCTGGATATTGGCAATGTTGACGGCAAGTTCCATCAGATCACGGCGCATGTCAACATCACGCAAAAATGACCCTTCCAACATTGAACGGGCTTCCCACAAATACAATCTGAACGGCATATCGGGATCATAGATTCCATGACGGGCAAAGTCAGTTAAGAGAGACTCTTCTTCATTGCGTCCAGGGTATCCTTGGTTGCCGCTTCCTGAATCTTTTCTTCGGCTGTCTTGTTCTTCTTGTCCGTCAATGCTTTCCCGTATTTTTCGGTCAAGTTCAGCCAACGTGTCGCTGCGTGTTTGAAAAAACCGGATTCGTGAAGCTCCTGCTCAACTTCTTTGAACAGTTCCTGCGACTTGCCATCTTCCTCGGCCTTGTCGAGTACGTCCATGATGTCGTCATCTGTGTATGACTTTGGCAGCAACACACGCAACGCTTTGAACAATGCCATATCATCATCAGTCACGAATGCCAGCCAGATTGAGCTTGCACCATCGTTGGCACCATCAGCAGAGCTGTACAGCTTGTTGGCACGGAACAAAGCACGAAAATTGAACTTTGCTTCTACCGGTTGATCTTTTACCGTAATTTCTAACATGAATATCCTCCTGAATTTTCGTCTCAGATCGGCCATAGCCTACTCGTCTCTGTGTGCGACTAATTAAGCGTGAGAAGTGGTAGTGGTTGTAGTAACACTGCCGTCAGCAAACTCGCCTTGCTTTTCGCCTGGGCGTTCGAATGCATAAAGTTGATCAAGCATTGCTACCTGTTCATCTGATAATGGGAACGTTCCGGTGTGCCATCTTCGTTCTTGTCTGCCAGTTTGCCGATGATGTTCAAAGTGAAGTCAATTTCAGAGAAACTGTCTTCATCTGAGATGTCGGCACTGTCAACAACACCATAGCCAAACATCGCAGGATAGGCTTTGTGGTCGCCTTCTACAACGGCCAGACGTGGGTCAACAATGACGCGCCATACCTTAACCTGACGGCTTCATGCTTAGCGTCAATGATGATTTCATGTGATTTGTCACCAGGAACCATGTACGTTGTCAGCTCAATGCTGTCTTCGTTAGTGGATGCGGCAATGATACGACCCATCTTGGTTTGTTCATCAAGCGAATCACCTTCGATGCTCGTATCGCCAGATTCTTGGTGAGCCGGCAAGATTGCAGGACTGCCGATAGGTGCTACTTTAGGATCTGTTGACTGGATAAAGTACCAAACGTCTTTACCACGATATGGGGTATCTTTCACGAATTCGATACCGTTATTAATCTCTACCATTTTAATAATCTCCTTCTAGAGTAATGATAAGCATGCAGCGACGTAATGGTGTGCTATCGCCCATGCTTGTGTCGATTGAATTAGATGCCGTCAGTGATTGCCACCGTGTCACCTTGCTGAGCGACCATTTAACTTTGCGAACGAAGTCCTCCCACTCAGCCGGTGGTGTGTCGATACTGTCGTAAATGTCGACCTGCTGACCAACACTCGATAGTGTCCCCGTCTTAGATGACATGTCGGAATCAACGTGAACATTAACAAAAACTAGCGGTAATGTGCTCTTAACGTCAGGCTGAACGAATACAGGATTGAGGCCGTCAGCAGTCAATTGAGCTTGCGCATCTTCGTACCATTCAGAGAGTGTCATTTGAATGCGGCCGCCTCCTTCAGATTGTCCATTGTGGTTTTAATGAAAAAAAAGATTGTGCTGCTGAAACCGCAGGACGGATGAATGGCTCTGCCGCCATTTTGTACGTACCAAACTCAACAAATGAAGAATAATCGGCTTTTGCATCAACAGTTCCAGTGACTGATGTAGCTGTTTTCTTGACCGGTTCAACTAGGATATTGTTTGCCATGAACCCAGTTCGTTTAGGTGCAATGTGTTTTGCTTGAGCTTGTACTTTGCCGGTAGTTGTTTTCATCGCTGAATCTGCGGCTTCAATTGCTGCTCCAGCATTCGCGCCGAGTTCTTCCATTAGCTTGTCTAGTCCTGACCATGTGACGTTGGTATTAGCCATTGCTTACACCTCCAGACACGATAAAAACGGTTGACTTGCGATTAACGAACGTCTTGTTGATTGTCCATTTGACACCGTCAATCTCGATTTCGTTCACAGGTAACGTGGGATTCTTTACGTGGATCTCATAGGCCATAGTGCTCACCAGACCGTATACAGATAGTTCTTGTGCGCTGGTGATTGGGATTGTTAGGCAAGTTACAGTTTCACGTGTCTCTGTCGGCCTGTCATGCAACGGGTTAGCTGGCGGCGCCTTTCTGATGAGGGTGATTCGATTATTGTATCTCATACGAACCTCATCCCCGGTCGGCGGCTTTGCGATGAATCGCGATAAACGTCAAGGCCGTCAGCATATTTAGACAGATCAATGGTTTCCCATGTATTTGACACATTGCCCTCACCGCTGGCAGCTTTGCCTTCATCACCAATACGGTTGTACATCTTCACCACAACGTCCTTAATTACCCATGTAACAGCGCTTGGCACTGTCCGGTTGATCACACCATCTTGATTGATATAAGCCAGTACACGCGCTGTGGCGTCCTCAATTAGCTCATTCAACAAGTTGTCTTGCATTGTATCGGTCAAACCAATGCGTAGCTTTACACCGTCTAAAATCTCCATCATCTCACCGCCTTTACTGCCTGTGCGTACTTGTAAGAGCACTTCGACTTATCAACGAAACTCAAATCATCATCAAATGGCGTTCGGTTTACATACTGGCCTTTGAAGAACAGCCGTTTGTCTTCAACCGTGGCACCAGCATTGTGCATGATCTTGGTTTCACTCCATCGTTTGACTGGGTCAGTTGCCCAACAAAAATCGAGCTCATCACTGATGACGGGCCCGATGTTGAAGTACATCATGTTCCACAACTGTGACCACATTTCAGCGGTCCATTTTTGAATGTTGCTATCTACGTTTGCAGGTATCGCCATAGTCGGTTGCTGTCTACGTACACCTTTCGCCAGTATTCAGCGGTGGGGTGGCTAATGAGCCACTGAGCACCACCAGAATTGTGGTTGATTGTTTCAAGCGAATCCAACGTAACTCCGACAATATCAGCCATGCGTTTAATAATCTCTTCACCGTTCTCGCACTGCTTGATATAGTCAACACTGATATAGCTGAGCGTGTTACTACATAACCAGCGATCAGGCTTTACTTTCAGTTTTCGGAAGTCTGGCCGTTTACGGAAAATGACGTCACTATCAAAGTAAAAATAGTCCTCATTCTCACGTTCTTGGTCTTCAGCTAGATACTGCCACCAAAGCCAAGGTTTCACAGATGGGATATATTGCTTGTCTGTGCGTTTGTCTGTGTACGTGTGCACTTCTACGCCATACTTGTCAGCAAGCACCTTAGAGACGCCGCTGTCGTGCACAGTGAACAGAAGAACAACGTCTTCCATGCTGAACCCGACACTCTTTAGATTCGTTAGGCAGACTTCAAGCTCCCACTGAAACCGCTGAATTGCGGGCTGGCATAAAATAAGTTTCATGTTGTCCTCCTATCAGCCGCCCGGTTACCCGTACTGTCCTATTTCGATAGGCGACTTAGATAAATCAATTAAGCGTGCGAAGTGGTAGTAGTGGTAGTCGGTGCCACAGTGGATGTGGTGGTCGTTGCTGACGTCCCGGCAGTGAAGATTGCTTGACGGTTGTCATCGCTGATCCATTGGCCAGCCTTACCAGCACCTTGCAAAGCAACACCGGCGAAGTTCTCTGATTGAATCGTCCGAACAACATTGATACCGGTGAACGCACGGCCAATGTTATCAGGCGAGAAGATGATGGCCTTACCAGCATGTAACGAGCAGGAGTCTTGGTAACAACGATGTCGCGGAAACGCATGATGCCGTTTTCGTCAATGTTTACGGCGGAACCCTTTGAGGTAGTTACCAACTGGTGGTCAATGATTGCGTTGTATACTTCAGCAGTAACGTATGCACGTACCGGAACAACGACTTCGAGATCCGTATAGCGTTCGGAGGCTTCCTCGAACACCTTGTTAACATCAGTAACCGCACCAAGGTCAGCCGCAGCACTAGCAACTAAGTAAGCGCCTAGCTTGCTGTTGAACATCCGCGTCTTAGCTTGTGCTTGTAAATTAAGGCGATCAGCAACAGCAGAGTTCAAATCGGTGTTGACAGTTAACTGATCGATGCCTTCATTAAAGCTCCAACCAAAGGAATATGGAACATCAATATCGCCGTAGACGATTTCTTTCATTGGCCCGAATCGATTGGAATTGCTTGTGCCAGAACCAAATGCCACGTCAGCGTCAGTGTTGTAAGTGCCAACAGCAACCGGAACGTCATTTGCCTTAACGCTGAATGCGATTGCATTGTTTTGAACAGCATCGAGTGCTTGGAGCGCACCGAACGTTGGAGTGAAAGTGCTTTGAACACCGAATACGGTTTGCATTAAACCGATGAATTGTTTCTGATAAAGACGTACTGGTAAATCGTTGTTTTCTGTAGCCATGATAGCTACCTCCTATTTTTTTTGTATTGTGCCATGATTTTCTTGAATGGATCATCAGCACCATCAAGGGCAGAAGCACCATTCTTAGGCGGGTCGGTTTGCAGTTTGGCCTCAACTTGCTTGTTGACCGTTTCCTGAATTGTCTTTTGAATGTTCTCAACAGCATCCTTAATCTTGTCAGCGTCACCCAACGCAACCAGAGAACCGGCAAAATCAGTTGGCAGTCCTTTATCAACGAGTAACGACTTCGTGCTTGCGGACAGTTCGCGCTGATTGAGTTCAGCCTCACGTTTGTCTAAGGCTGCTTGACGTTGTTTTTCCAGTTCTTGTGCTTTCTCATCGGCCGACATCTTAGCAAGCCGCGCGCCTTCACTCTTTGCGTCCTCAAGCGCCTTAGCCTGTTCTGCTTCCCACTTCGCCTTGGCTGTTTCCAGCGCCTTAGCTGCACGCTTATCGGCCTCGCTGTCAAGCTGAGCCTGCGTATATGTGGTTGGCTCTTCAGTTGTCTTGACTTCTTCCTGAGTTTGTGTTTCTTCTGCCATGATGGTTCCTCCTGTTTAGCCCAAAACAAATAGACGTGCTAAACGATCCCAGCCACGCCATAAGGCCCAGCCACGATCACACGTCTTTCACTTCACGCTATTATTTTTGAGCGGTTTAGGGACTTGCTCAGGTCACATGTTATTCGTCCACTTCATCGCCGGAATCATATGCTGCCCATGAGCAAAGGCAGTTGGGGTGTGCCGGTATCATACCATCAGCTTGCTTCAACGTGTATACTTCTCCGCTGTGTTGCAAGCAGATGTCACATGCACCGGAGTTAATCACCCAAGTAACTTTCTTGTAGCCAGCATCGCGTGCGTTCACAACGCTTTGGTGTGCCATGACGCGGTCACTCTCGGTTCGAATGATTCTGTCCGACTGATATTTCATGACGCCGAATTTTTTTACGAAGCGCTGGGCTTTGTGTGATTGGATTGCTGTGCGTCAGTAGTGCATTCTTCATCATCTTTTTAAGGTCATTACGCAAAGCATCTTGATTAGACCAAATGCGGTCGCTCCATTTAACGCCGTCAAGAAGTTCATCCACGATTGATAGGTCAGGCTTGATTGTCTTGCCGTAAATTGATGATCCAAGCTTGGCAGTCTGTTTTACCAAATCGCCAAGAGTGGTGCCGATATAATCAGCGACTTTAATCGCCACTGCCGTTGCGTAAACGTAGGCCGCGTATGACAGCAGTTCATCGTTGTTGGCAACTGATTTCTGTTTAACTCCGGCCTCTTGCGCATCTCTATCGACTTGTTCTTTCAATTCAGGATCATAGTAGCGCGAGTCGTCAGCATGTGTATAGTTTTCGTGCTTCTCGTTGAATGCATACCAGAACGCCATAAATGCCGCCGTGTACTTGGCAACATCACTTGCTATCTGGCGGTGTTGCTTGTCTTGCTTGTCCGCGAACGCTTTGATCCGTTCCTTGGGTGTTTTCGTCATTGGTCGTCAAGTCCTCACTGTAGTCACTATCTGCTCGTTGTTTGGCAATCATATCAGTAACCTCTTGCGGGTCAGTGATACCAGGTGCGAATCGGTATAGATACTCTTGTGGCAATGTCGCACCCGCAGCAACAAGTGCTTGAATCTGAGTGATGTCGTCTGTTGGCAAGTTATCCCGGAACGTGAATTGAATCGTGTTAGGATCCGTTTTCATGCCACCTGAAACGCTACTATCAAGAGCCGCAATAATTGAATATCGCCGATATAATGACTTTTCAAACATTCTCCGCTTGATTGCCGCCAGCTCGACGGTGCCAAGTAGTTTGTATTTCATAGCTACACCGGAAACGTTTGAAGCAAAGTTGCTATCGGTTAGGTCCGGTGTGTGGCTGAACTTGTGAATGTCCTCCGCTACACGTTTCTTGTATGCTTCGGTGCCACTAACGTCATACTCTTTATTGATATACTTTGCGTCAACACTCGTCTGTTGTCCTGTTGCTGTCATTCGCGACTTGAGCAACAGCATGTTGGCGTCTTTCTGTTCCTTAATCAATTCCAGTTTATCCTGTGCGAGCTTTTTCATTGCCTCAGGATCGCTTGGGTCAACACCGCTCATCAGCGTGCTACCGTTGAATAGAGCGTCAATATCGCCGCTAATAACTAACAACGCATCATTCAGGTCGGTCATGTAATTCGCTGTGTCTGACTGTGCCGAATCGTATAGGTCAATCAGTGAGATCACATGTTCGAAGTCACCTGTGCGGAATCGGTTGTTGTCATACTCAACAACGGGAAACACGCGAATAATGTCGCTGTGATCTAAGTACATTGAGCCATCGACTGTTGTCGGCTTGTACACATCATGCTCCGTTGCTGTCCATGTTTCTGGAATGATGTCAATAATTGTCTTGTTGTTATCGTCAACCAATTCAACTGAATGGTACCGAACAGCCATGATTGGTTGCGGATCGACATCAAGCGAATAGATGACGAACGTATCAAGTGGGTCCAAGCGTACGCAATGTTCAATTGAATCACTGCCGTAGTAAACATACTCGTATGCGCGCCCGTAGCGTGTCATATCAAGAAATAAATCATAGTTAAGCGCGTCAAAGTCGTTCACTTGCGTAATCTGGTCGATCCGCTTGTCATCATTTTCAAGCTTTACATTTACCGGATTACCAACGGAGTATGCCGTCTGAAAATCAGCAATGTACTTGCCGAATGAATGAACAGCTCGATGGTCTGACTTGCCGGTTTCAATACGCCGCGATGGCGGACTTAGAATGCCCTCATTCTGGCCTTTGTAATATCGGTCGAGCTTTTTCAATCGTGGAAGCTGATATTCGTGATGGTGAAAAATGAACTTCATAATCCGATCCGGATTGAGGTTCGAAATTTCTTCTTGATACAGTAAGTTTGATTCTTCAAATGGTTCCATCATGTCACCTCAATCCTAGATTTTTGATTGTCTGAATACGTTCATGATTGCTCATGTAGTGGCCAGCAGTACGGAACATAAACGGCTCAAGGGCATAGCGGAGGGCGTCACACCCGTGATTGTTCGCGTCTTCTGGCGTGTTCGTCCAGTTGCCGAACTTGTCCTTTGAATAAACGTAGGTATTGAATTCTTCTAGCAGTCCTTTAACACGCGGATGAACAACAAAATGGTAAGACTGCATGTACTGAATGCCCTGTGAGACGCTGTCTTTGCCCTTCCCAGCGCCTACGATGTTTGGCACACCATAGACACCGGACAGCTCGGATATAAGCCGCTGTTCAGCACTATCAGCCGTTATCTGCAAGCCGTAGCCTTTGTGCTGACCAATAGCCTCAGCAATCTGCTGTGTCAGCATTCCTTGCTGGTAGAATTCATCGTAGATATAGACAGTTCTATTCTGCTGATCAACAGCGATGAATTCACCTGCTGTCGGGTCGTGCTTGAACCCGAAGTCAAGGCCAACGGCTTTCGGTAATGCTGCAATATCGTCCCAATTGAAATCACGCTGCTCGAACAGCCCGTCAAACACAAGCCCTTCAGCAATGCCCCAGTCACCATATACGGCAACGCGGGCGCGGTTAGGATTGCGCTTAATCATGTCTTTCAAGCTTGCAATGTAATCATCGTCCAGATATGGATTGTCTTTGTATGTGGTCGTGAACGATTTAGAACGTGGGTTCTTTGTGTCTTCATCGAAGAACTCACGCTTAAGCCAATGCTGATCACTCCAAGGTTGAATGTGATGATCGACTGGTAATAGCCATCAGGATCACTTATTTCACCACGCATAGTTTCTTCAACGGTCTTGAATGCGTCTAGCGATTTCAGCTCATAGGCTTCTTCCCACCATGCACGAGCGAGCACACCAGTTGTTGGTTGCAATGAAGTAACGGCAAGCGGTTTATCCATGCCACGAAAAAAAACACCTTCTGGCCGGTTGGCTTAAAGGTGATTTCTAGCGGTGATAGCGTGAACTTGAACAGGTCGTAGACGCCAAGACGCATGGCTGCCTGCTGAATGGTGCTGTATGTCGAATCCTTATTCGTATATGCGTATTGGCGAAGCACAATCCAATTGACGTAAGGATGCATGATGATTTGCATGAGAACGTCTTCAGCAACAGAAAATGACTTTCGTGATCCACGACTACCTTTGTATGTCAAATAACGTGTTCTGTCATTGTACAGTGGTGCATATACTTTGGGGACAATTGAATTCAGATCGATGTTAATCTGTACTGTCATCGCCTCCGTCTTGCTCAATTGGTTTGATGTTGATTGTAATGTTGCTCGTATCTTCGCTGGTTTCGCGTTTTGCCTTGGCTTCCATGATATCAGCCTCAGCTTTAGACTTGCGAACATCGGCTTTAGTTTTCTCAATATCAGTAATAATCTTCGTTAGCTGAGCATTGAGTAGCTCATCATTGCCAGGGTAACGCTTTAACAATTCGCGTCCTGCTGCCATGCGGTCTTTTATGCTTGGCTCGTTTTCAACAGATTCTGCGCCATCTGGAGTGCCAACTATAATCGTCTCTTTTGCCTCTCCACGAAGCACTGTGGTGAAGTATTGAAGCACCTCATCAGCTTAGCAATCTTGTCAGACTCGATGCGTTTCATGCGTTCATCAATATATGATTTTATACCGACATTCTCCGATAATTTTTCAGCATGAGAACGCGCGTAGTTTTCAGAATATCCAGCTTCAATTGCTGATCTATACTTATTTCCTGACTTTATGAAGTTATCAGCAAATGAACGCTGTTTTGGGCTTAGCTTCATCACATATCACCACACCTCCATGCCGATCAGAATTCTTTTCGGCCTTTTTCTTTTGATGTTCTTCTTGCTTGCTAACACGGCAGATCATCGTCCACTCTTGAGCGGTCATGTATCCGCAACTAGTTTTTATCATCTTCACGGGATCGCCCCATTTGAATACAAATAAATAGCCGCCTCACCTAAGGACGGCCTAGCGATGGTGTCAGACATCGCATTATTAAATTGTGTCTAGCAAGGTTTCCGAGCCGTCGCTAGAATAAAACTCTTTTGCACGCTATGAGTAATCAAGAGGGGCTGCACCTTCTAACTTAATAGTTTTGATGTAGCAAGTGCCGCGTGCTCGCACAATGATCGGCGATAGCTTTTAACCACTCGCCGACCCACTGGAGAAATGAATAAGGTTTGGGGAACCTTTTGCCGAATGGGCTTCCGACAATACGGTAGACGGGGCTCGAACCCGCGACACGATCTTTTCATCGAAGTGCTCTACCTACTGAGCTACTACCGTCCCCACCTATCACGGTGAGGTGACGGGTTTTCAACCGCCTTGGCAATTTCTTGCCCCAACTTCTGCGCCTCTGCCGTTCTAATTGCTTGGCACAATACCAATATAAATCTTTTTTTCGTCGCTTGTGTGTGCTATTGCATAGCCATTGAATCGCCCTACAATCGCTCAGAATGATAGACCAGCAAATCGGATGGGATCGGTGGCCAGACCTCTGCGAAACTAACTAAAGCATCTTCTAGCTTGTGATAGTACGCCGTGTTGCTCATGTGTAACCGTTGCTGAATCGCTTCAGCAGTAATCGGCTTGGTGATATATAGCAGGGTTAAAATAGTTCGCTGGTCATCGTCTTCGATGCACTCAATGGCCCTCACGACCTGCTGACAGAACTCTTGATCGCTCAAATGTCCCAGAAGCTTGCCCTCTTGCCCGTTTTCGATTGAATCAGTTCGCGGCATACCGTCCAGGCTCGGGGACTTGAGCCCCGCGACTTCTGGACGCCGTGATTTCTGGTGCCGATGCCGGTAGTCTTTTAACTCAGCATCAGCGTTAGCGGCTGTTTCCTTACGGTTTAGCCGCCATTCGTAAGTTTGCACTACTCCCATGCTCGCGTCCCCTTATGCTATAATCAGATTTGTCAGATGTGATCACAGCGGGCCAGCGATGGTGCGCTATTTTTTTTGATATTATGAACAGCATGACGGCAATCAACGATCATGCCACCAGTTGTAAATTAACCAGATAGCAAACGCAGTGAGGCCGATAATTGTCGTGATGGCCTCCCACCAGAACTTGATCCCAAGATAATCATACAGGCTCATCTTCTACCTCCCAATCGTTAAGCACCCAAGCGAGGGCAAAATCATTTTGATTGTTCAGAATCCACAACCAGACTCCGCGTCCTTGCTCAGTCTTGCTATGTTTAGCTGCGTATCGCGCCCTGCCAAAAATGGATAGTATCGAGCCTTTGGCCTTCCAAAACTCCATACAGTCAGCTACCGGCTTTGGAAGCACCGGAAGTACACAAAGTGGCGCGGCGTCATATCGTGTTCGCCATTGTTCAGATCCGTGCGACATATCGGCCATTAATGCGTCAAAAACTTCTTGTTTTGTTTCTTTGGTCATTAGATCATCTCCTCAAAGATTGATTCAAAGATTGGTACTGGAATAGAGTTTCCCGCCTGCTTGTACAGGTTTGTCTTCCCGTTGACTTGAGCGGCTGCATCGAAGTCGGCATCAGAGTACCCTTGTAGCCGCCAACATTCACGCGGTGTGAGTAAACGATACTGGCCATTTCCAATCGGGACGACACCGCTGTTGGGGTTGCGATTCTGTTTGGTCGTAATAGTCCAGCACCACCGATCAATCGGCATCAATCTGCCAGCAAACGCACCACTTGAAGCACCAGGCAAGCGTGACAGCATCGACGGGCTTGTGATCGTGTATTCTAGTGCTGACGGTTCCAAAAATTCGCCGATAGGTCGCATCTCAGTCTGCCTAAGCTTCCAGAAATCGAACGGCTGACCTCCTAACACGCTGATTGTAAACACCCGCTCGCGATACTGAGGTAGGCCGAACTGCCTTGCATCAAGCACGGCATTAGTGGTCGTGTAGCCTAAGCCATCCAAAACATCACAATACTTGGCATAATTGGCGACATGCGCTTTTGAAGCACGCCCTTAACGTTCTCCCAGATCACGATTCGTGGCCTCCACACACCCATTTGCTCAATGATTTTGAGTGTTTGCCACATGAGGCTTGACCGTGTGCCAGAACCCTCATCAGCACCTAATCGACGACCAGCGATTGAAATATCTTGGCATGGTGATCCATGAATCAGAATGTCCGGCTTGAGGTTGTACCCAATCACGTTCTGTGGGTCATACTTCTGGCCTGCGAACATCGCGTTATAGCTTCGAACGGCTGCAGCGTCGATTTCGACATAATCAATTGATTTAACTGGTATGCCGAGATTTCGTAAAGCAATGCGTGGTGATCCAATGCCGCCAAAGAGCTCTAGAATTTTGAGCATTAGATCACCCCTCTCCGCCATGCGCGCCATGCGACTAGGCAGATGGCTAAAGAAAGATTAATTACCATCATCGCCTGCCTCCTTCTCCAACGCATACCCTAGAATTTTGCTCCGTTCAAAAGCCGCGCGACGATGCTTGCTGGTGGATACACCGTCATACTCAAACTGGATAATCGTCTCAAAGCCACGGAACTCTGTCACATTTTCAAATTTCATCGTGTCGGCACCTTTTGCTGTTGGCACCCAAATAATCAAATCTTTTTTTCATTCGGCTTCCTCTTTCCTTAATCTCTTGTCCCTGTGCATCCATATAACCGCCTGTGCGGGTTCAAACTCAACCGCGCCTAATCGTGTTGGTAGCTCGACAAAACCCGCTAGACGCTCTCCTGTGGACGTTACGACGTGGTGCAGGTACTCGCGACCAATGGGCGCATGGCTTTCGGACCGGTACAGACGGTAGCGGGTCACTTAATCTCCGCCTCCAATAGTTCTGGGTTCTCAAATATATTTCCAGCAATAATCATCTTGAACAGATCGCTGTCAGGCATGTCATCCAAGTGCCCCTTTCGTGATAACAAATCGCGAAGACTGCGCACACCCCATCCTGGAGTTCTAACTCCAAACCGGCCATCGGCGAAGACAACCACACCGTACTCGACACCCATTTCACTATGAGGGGTGTCGTCTAATACCGAGTAGCCAAACTTGTGTTCAAAAAGGTCGCCTTCGTAGATTTCTCGCCCGTTCTTGTCGCGCAGGCCGGTGAATTGCATCAGTTCGAAGTCACCATCCGCATAATCGTCGCCATAGCAGTACACATGATCTACATGTCCGCTGTCGTCAATACTGATGCTGGTCGGCAAGTCCATATAGCCCTGTGACCTACTCCACACACGAAATTTAATTTCTCTCATCTCGCTCCTCCAAGTCATTTATGAACACCATCGGGATAACACCAGCCCATTTACAGATCTCGCCAATCGTGAACTTGTCAGTGTTAAGCCTGCAAGCTTAGTGTGGCCGTCGTTGCATTCGGCCCATACTCGAATCTCATTCACTGCCATCAGTCCTCCGCCTCCAGTTTCACGATTTCGCCGCTTTCCTCAACATACCATGCACCTAATACCCATGCACGGGCGAAAGTGTCTGCGTGATGTACAATCCACGCGTTATAATCCAGTGAAGGCTCTGTGCGTGAAACACCATAGATGCTGAGCGCTCCAAAGATATCCAAAAGACTGTGCGCGTAATCTTTGTGAATTTTGATAGCGTCTCCTACCGCTTCCGGAATCACCGGCAGATCATCTGGCAGGGCGGCGGCGTAACGAGTAGCATAATTTTCTCCTACCTTAGTAGCATCTTCCAACGGCATTAACCCACCATTCTGGTATATCGTGTTTGCTAAGTTACTAATTAATTCCGATTTAATTTTCTCGAACACGTCCCGCTTCGTCTCATTGCTCATCGTCAGTCACCTCCAACTGCTCCTTGTTGTAATCGATAATACGTTGATAGCCGTTGTTGGCTTGCCATGCGCAATCATACAGACCACACAGATCAAGCTTGTCGATTGCGTTGCTCGCGGCATCGATGGCCTTTTGTGCCGCGTCTATGTCAGATTTATTCGTCATCTTCGGTTACCTCTTTTCGTTCGCAATCTTGTAAACCCCATGTATTGATTTCTTCCATGGAAAACTTTTTAGCGAGATCTTGGAGATAAGTAGCATCCAGCTTGCCGCTAGCATTGATTAAGAACCATAGGCCACCTTGAGCCTGCACGAGTGGCACCTTGACGTTCCACCGCTTCGGCTTCTCGACCGTCCAGCCGTTGATGTAGGCGCGCATGAGGCGATCTTCCAGAAGTGCCTCGCTGTCTGGATCTTTCGTGTTGTCGTATGCGTATGCAGAGATTACAGCTGCTGGACGCCACACGGTTGTGTTTTTGGCCCTTTTCAGCATCCTGTCTTCTTCCTCGCTCACAACGATCTTCGCCTGGGCCTCGACTAACTCGACGACGTGACCGCCGTAAGTTTTGGCATCGGCCTCCGCTTTATCCCTGATATCAAACATGAAGCCGCCATGCTTGAACCAATCGGGTTCGTCACAATAAGCCTCACAGCCAAGCCACTCACCTTTATCGTTTTTAACTGCGAATAAGCTCATCGCGATACCTCCGCCCATTTGTGCAATCCAATTGTCAAACTAACCTTCTCGCCAGAATATTCATCTTTCACCGTCTGACGGTAATTGTGGCTTTCTGCGGCATCGTCCAAAAGTAATAGGTGGTTGATGTTGTCATGCAATTGCAGTAGTTCAGATTGTGACATGCGCATGTAAATGTTCGATTCCATGTCGTCAACATCTAACTCGATTGCAAAAATTCGCTTACTCATTTTTTTCTCCTTCACTGGCACCAGCGTTATACCAATGCGCGGCTACTTTTATTGTCTTTTCACTCATCTCGATACCTCCTTAATCTTGTCCAGTTGTTTTACCAACGTGCCATCATGCAATTCGATAACTGCACCATCGAGATAAGCGGCGATCAGTCCAGCGCGCCTTGCCGACTTAGCAATTGCCACTGGTGTGCCGTCAACGCTGATAACATGATTCCATGCGGCGTTGTATTTCTTGACGTGAGTAATTTCAATCTTCATGGCTATCCTCCACTGGCACCAGCGTAAAGATGTCGCTGTCTAGGTGATACTGCTTGAGTTCGGCGCGGGTGAACGGGGTCGCCCAGCACTTTTCAGCAAAATCAATCTCACCATCTTCAATATTGGCCCAGCAGTCTTCATCTTTATGCCAGCTTTCCGGCGCTTTCACATACCACTTAGCTTCCGGCTCAGCTTCCCATCCGTAGCGGTAAGCGTCCATCACTGCATTTAGTCTATCTGCACGATCATACTATCGTATGGAATATAACGGCTAGTTTCCTCCAACTCTTCGCTATAAGTCGTTAGGTCAAATATCAAATCATAGGTTTCATTTCCGCGCTGCTTATACTTATCCAGTTCTTCCCCGACTTCCCGCGGCAGCTTGACTTTAGGGTGATCGGGTTCGAGCCTGTCAAATGCCTTGTTAATTGTGTACTTGGCCTCATCCAACGTATGACCGTCGAATTTCGTATATCCGTTCAGCCCATGCTCAACGAACTTCGCATTGTAAATATCCCCGACAATATCTAGCATCTTCTGACGGACGTCTTCTTCATTCATGCTTAGCCACTCCTTTACCCTTCATCTCCCACACTGCGATGATTCGCACAAATTCAAGCATCACCAGCGCCATAATCAGTCCCGTTATAGGTAACACCCAACCGTTAAAAATCACCATGTCGAGGCATGAAATGGCGATTAAGACCATCGCGATAATCATTAAGATCGTTTCAAATGCTTTCACAGCATATAGTCCTCCTTACAAAAGCGCCAAAGACATGGTGCTGATCATTTTCTCTTTTGCCAGCCTGTACATATCCTTCTTAATTTCAAACCCAAAACAAGATCTGCCTAGCTCCGCAGCTGCTCTTAGCGTAGATCCACTACCAGCGCACGGATCGATCACAACGTCACCCGGATCGGTGAACAACTCGATCAACCGTTTCAGTACTGGGATAGGCTTCTGCGTGGGATGAATCTTCGGATAGGTACCGTCCGTCTCCCACCGGAACCAGTTGAATACCATCTGCCCATCATTGTTGAACTTCGGTAACTTGTCGCGGTATAAGACCACGGCGTACTCGGTAGCGCCCACGATCCTCATGTTGGCTTTCAGAGCCTGTGCCGACTGGTTTTTGATGAATATCAGCGGAAAACTGTGTTTGAACCCGTATTTCTTCCCATATTCGATAACCATCTGCATCTGTTGGAATGCGCAAAACACGATCATTGCTGGTGCCTTCCCGCGCTCTTTGGGTTCCTTGACTAGCATGTGACTGCAAAAGTGCATGAACTCGGCAACGCGGAAATCAACGTCTGTATCGAAGAACGTCTTGCCAGCCTTGTCACTAGTGCCATTTTTATCGTTCCCACCAACATACCAAGTTGGATTTGACCCGTAGGCGTTGTTCCCGATGTTGTAAGGAATGTCGGCAATTACAAGCTGTGCCTTTGGAATACCGTATCGCTTAAAGTTCTGAAAGTGGTCGTTGTAGAGCTCGCACTTTTCTTTCATAGCGTATAATCCTCCGGTCCCAGTGGACTGATTAATTTTTCGTAAGTGATTCCCATGGTTTGGGCGGACTTGGCAAGCGCTGTAATCGCCAACTTTCGGCTATCGTCTGCCATGAAGTTGTTAAATGTCGGATACTTCACGAGAATTTCATCTGAGAAATCCTCGCGAGTAATCTCATGATCATCTAAATAGTTCTGAATTCGTGCTCTTGCATAATCAAACTTGAGACCGCTTTGTGTAGCTGGCATTTATTTCAGTCCTTTCTATTTCACGATTACGCCTGTTTCTCCACGAACAGACCTGACCTTGAATCATATTCTGCGATCGTGACCGGCGTGTCATACTTCCACATGAACATCATCATGCGAAGCCGTGCATCGGCCGTCATAGTCGCGTTACCGCCCTTGACGTCCACCACCTTGACTATTTTGTAATCTTCGTAGATCACAAAATCAGGTGTGTAGACGCGATGGGCATATCGCTTCCCGTTGCAGGCAAATTTCGGCACAATCTCGAATCGCTGTTGAAACTTGAAGTCCGCGTGTGTGAATAGCAAGTGGTCGTAATACTTCGCCTCAGCCTGGCTGGCACACTTGGTTCCGTCAGACGCATAGGCTGGGCGTGCGTGGTACTTGCTTGCGCATCGGATAGGTTTATACCCTCTCATGCCGTAACCACGTAATCTGCGGCTGTAAGCGGGCTGATAAGCTTTGTGTAGTTGATGCCAAGCAGGCTACAACTTACATGTAGTGCTGGAAGCGGCAATTTATACATCCGTTTTTCGTCATCGCTCAAAAAGTCATCAATCATTCTGGCAGGCTCGCCGATGGCTCTGGCGAAGTCTGCGACTGTGTACGGGCTATCTGGAAGCGGCGCATGATCGTCGATGTAGTTACGAATCCGCTCACGGGCGTTGTCTAGATTGGCGTATTGAGCGCGTTCGCACTGTGTTGTTACCATTTCTACAGTCTTGATTGAAACTCCCATACGGGCGTGCATAAGCGTCGAAATAACGCTATGCCCGACGTGAAATTGTTGAGCCATTTTTAGCTGGCTCATGCCGGTGTGTTGTTTAAATGCTTGAAGTGCTAGTGCACAACGTTCACGCTTGTCTATCAATTTTGATTCCTCCATTTTTGTTTAACAGCTCCAGTCCCTTGTCAGTCACGCGATAGGTGCGCGGACTGTCGGGAATGTGGGCGATCAAATCGTGTTCGAGCATCGCGGTGAGGTGTCTAAACGTGGTGCTGGTAGAACTCCAGCCCATGTATGCGCCAATCTCACGAATTGTTGGCGATTGCAACTGGCGTGCATCCACATGAGGTAGCTCAAGACACGCGCCCAACGCTGCTCTTGCGCCTTAGTCGGTGCTTGCATTAGCTTTCGCCTCCCTCATCGCTTTTAGCTGATCTAGCCCGGCGTTAATACTTGCCTTGGCTTCTGGTGTCGCAGGCTTAGATTCAGGGGTGTACCCCGGTTGCATCCAAGCTGGATTGTCCTCTTGGCGACGTGGACGCCCATAGCTTTGCTGTTTAACTTGCTTAGCATTCGCGTTAGCCTTAGCTGCCATCTGGTCATACTGCTTGCGTAGCTTAACCGGTGAAAGAATATTAGCCTGCCAGAAATCGTCGTCTTGGCACCAATCGATCATGCGACCGATTTTGTCCCAAGGGCGTTCATCCGTTCGTGCATGAGGCGTAGCTCATCAGCCACTTCTGCAAGTCGGGCGCCTTAGCATCGGGGTTGTTGGTTTCGATGCGTCCCCAAAGATGCAAGGCAGATTTATATTCCTCGCTATCCTCGGCGAAGGTACGCGAAGCGGACTTCTGACGAGTAGTATTTGTTTTATTTTTATTTAGTTTAGTTTTATTAGTTTTATTGCCATCAGATTCGCTTGGCTTTGCTATAGCATTGCTATTATTTTCGGATGGCTTTGCTATAGCATCGTTACCCCAACGCTTAGCAGCGCCTTTCTTGCCGGCGGCGGCTCGTTTATTTTTGGCGGCATCCATCAGGGACATGCGAGCATTGAATGATTCGGAGTAGAAACACTTACCATCATCGGTAAAGGCAAATAACCCGAAGTTCTCAACCACATCTTTTATCAAGCTGGCGTCTACGCGAAGGTCAAAGGCTATGACGTTATAATCTTTGATACTCGTATAGTTCGCCTCGTCCCTGAGACGTTCCAATAACATAAAGAACACACCGTAACCGGCGGCGCCGTGCTTCATGCGAAGCCTAATTAATTTCTCATCGTTGCGGGCGTTGCTGTCGTGCGAAAAGTAGCTAGTACTCACACGCAAGCACCTCCTTACCCGCTATCACGTATCATGCTCATGCTGTTACCTCACTAGAATGGAAGGTCATCATCGCTGATGTCGACTGGCTGCCCATTATTTGCAAACGGATCATCCGCCGGTGGTTGCTGGTGATCGCCGTTTTGTTGCTGTTGCGGCGGATGCTGATAGCCTTGCTGAGTTTGAGTTCCTTGTTGGCGATAGTCCGTCGTTGATCTAGGCTCCAATAATGCGAAGTTCTCAACGATAAGGTCTGTTGTATAAACGGTTTGACCCTGTTGATTGGTGTATTGACCCGTTTGGATGTGTCCCATGACACCGATTAACGAGCCTTATGGGTAAAGTTGGAAAGATTTTCGGCACTCTTACGCCAAATCCGACAACTGATAAAGTCGCTTTCACGTTGGCCATTAGCACCGCTAAATTGCCGATCCACGGCTATGATGAAACTACCCACAGCAATTCCGCTTTGAGTGTATTTGAGTTCAATATCACGAGTTAAGCGGCCTGTTAATGAAACGCTGTTGATCATTGGTTACCTCCTTCAAGCTTCTGCATTTGCATATTGAGCTCAAAAAGTTGGCCAACGGTACAGTCTTTCCAGCTTTGAAATTTAACGTTACCAGCAGAGAATAGAATTCCCATGACGGCTTTTGCGTCCGTACCTTGCTGTTTTGCCCAAGTATCAACGCGATCTTGAAACTTTTTGATTGACTCGGGCTGTGCAGGGTGGTCGGTGCTCTTAAGCGGAGCTTGCTGTTGCTGAGGCGCTTGGTTCTGTGATTGTTGGCTTGGAGCTTGTTGCCGCTGTTGCGGGTAGGTTCGCTCTTGGCTGCTTGACTGAGCGTTATTCCGATTGTTCTGGTAATTTTGGTTGCCACGTTGTTGCACTTGATCGAATGAGTTTTCGGCAGCGCGCCCATCGTCGTCTTCGTCAGGAGCAATCCCAAAAGCGGTAGACAGCGAGTAACGTCGCGCATACGTGATTGCCGATCCTACAGCTTGCGGATTACCACCCGCCGCCATTTCAACCACACCGGTATCTAATCGATCACCGGCGGACACGATGATTGTGCGAACCTTGACCATCCGATTATCGACTGATTGAAATTGCAGGTATGAAAGCCCCGTGCCTTTAATTGCGTGATCAATGGCATTAATGACGTCATTCAAGGTCGCATAACGATACGTGTACTTGCCTGTATTGACTTCGCGAGACTTTTCAGGTTGTTCGAGCTGTTCCCGAAACTTTGCCAATCCTTTTACTAATTCTTCTGATGGCATGGACGTTTCGAAGCTTTGATTATCATTTGGCTGATCCATTACAGTACCTCCGTGATCGGTGTCGGCTTAACGGTTGATGATTCAACGCCAGCAGGCACAACTTCAACACCCGGAATCATTTCACCATCTTCATCAAAAACTTTGCCTTTAGCGATATTGATAAATGGCTTTAGATCAGTGATGCCGACTTTTTCCGTGCGTTTGATAACTTCGTCTTGCACATGTGGATTCCAGTTAGCTTTGACGAAGTTTAACACTTGAGTCGCATCAGTGATCTTTGCTTTTGGCGTCTTAGTGGTGCGAATAGTAACTTTGCCAAATGGAGTATCTAGGCGATATTTCGGGTCTTTTTGGCGTTGATTTTCTGAGTAAGCAGCAATTCATGCTCAAGATAGGAGTAAAACGAATCGTTTTTCCCGACCTTTGCATCGCGCCAGTCTTCAATTTGTTTGATAGCCATCTCAGCTTGATCGCGTGTCTTTTGATTTTCACGGGCGATCTTAGCCATTTCACGAAACGCCCAACCGGCTTTACCTTCGTCGGTTACGAAGCCTTGCTTCGCTTCGCCGAATTGGTCGATTTCTTCGCGAATCTTGTCAAATTCGGATTGTTCAGGATTGAAGTAGGTTCAGTGGTGCTAGATGGTTGCATCATAATCAATGTCCTCCTTTGCGAGTTCTACCTCACGTTCTTCGTCGGTCTTGGGATTGTATAGTGGTTGCCAGCAATCAACCATGCTTGAGCACCTCCTTGAGGATGTCTAGCGGTGATGCATTGCCCTGATACATTTCTTCGAGCAACGCCATCCGCTTCGCATTCTCAAAAATCTTTTGAGTAGAGTCGCCGGTTTCTTGTGAGATCGCATTAACGATACCGACGACGGTTGCCACCATGTCGTTAGGGCTAACGTGTTCAGCGGTCAACTGGGTTGCGATGCCGTCGTCCTTGCGTTCAATTTCCACCAATACATACGATTTTTTCATTTCGTTTCCACCTTTCGGATTCCCAGCCGATTTGATACAATGGATGGGTAAATATTGTTATTAAGCAAGTTTTCAGTCCCCGCGGTTGCGCCCGCTGGGGCTTTTTTTGTGTCTTCGTCCCAGCCGCCAAAGAACTCAGCTAGTTTGGGGCGGGATACGATGAAGTGATCCATTGCCTTGCCGACTGCCGGAACACTGATAAGCGCCCAACCGCCTAATGGGATCACCATTACTGTGATAAATAGTCCGGTCATGCTGCTGCCTCCTAGCTAAGATTGTGTTCGGTCAGATACTTGTCTACCGCGTGCGGCCAATAGCGACGCTGTGTGCCACACGGATAACTTGGGAAATCTGGTCGGTCGATAATCTCACTGGCGAGCATGTCGTCCTTGACATTGATCAACGCTTTAACTTGTTGACGGTTTAGACCTTTTTGAGGCATGAAACCTTCAACAGCTTGCTTGACCATATCCGGTAGAAGTGGCTTGATTTGCTCGACCATCTTTTCGGCGACCAGTGATGCGAAAAGCTCATCGTCGGTCGGCTTGATTGCTACGTCCATTTAGTTCACCTCCTGTAATGCGATTTCAGCACGCTTGATCCAGTCGTCCAAGGCATCAAGCATTAGATGCTCGGATGAGATTTCTTCGTTAAATTCCTTGCGGTACTTTACGATGAAATCAAAATCTTCTTTCGACCACGCTTCTGGAAGCTTCCGCAAGATACGCTTAGCTTGACGGTCAAGCTGTTCGCGATCGTCTTGCTCATCGTCCATGTCTTCCTTGAGCGCGATTGGTATTGGTATCACAGTCGTGCCGGTAATTGCCAGCCCTAAGTCCAGCCACCAATCGCCAACTTCGTATTTAAACTGCAAGTCGCCAAGCTCGCGGGCCAAGCGACCAACCAGATCAACTGGAACGTCGCGGTTTGGGTCGTTAAGGTAATTAGACAAACCTTGTGGTGATAGTCCGATAGTCTTAGCAAGCTCTTTGTTTTGCCGGCCGCTACGGGCAATTGCTTGCTTCATTGCGGCTTTAATGTTTACTTCTGCCATTTTGTTCACCCCCTCTCGTTGAGGCGTGTACAGATTACAAGGACATCCCAAAATTCAGGCGGTACACTTAGATTGTCAAAGATCCTTGGAAGTCTTCTACCACATCCATCACCCAATCGACAACGGTATCGGCGTCCATCAACACAGACATTGCGTTGACAGCTTGAGCACTGCGCCCGCTCCACTCGATGATGAAGTCGAGTTGCTTACGTTTCGACCATGAGGCCACTTGCTCACGTTTGAGTTCGTTGGTCATTTGGTTGCCTCCTGATCGCCAAGCAAGATACTGAATGCGCTCCGTCCCGTCGGCGTAATCAACGTTTGCGGGTATCCTTGTTTGTTGTCCTTAATGGTGAAATACGAGTTCGCGTATGCGGCATGAGGCTTCAAAGCGTGATGCTTGTCTCGGTATACAAATTTGCGACCTAGTAACCAATCAATAAATTCCTTCTGACGCTTGCCAAGCATCTTGGCCGTATCGCGGAAATTGGTAAGCGTGTTGCGCTCAACCAATTCATCGAAGTATGCAGCCTTTGGTGCCATGAGTTGTGTCTTAGCTTCGAGCGATCGGTTTTCAACCTTAAGCTGGATGTTTTCATCCTTGAGATACTCGTACCCGCGTTTGATGACTTCCTGTGGGTCATTCCACTTGCGTTCGACTTCGATCAAGAAGGCTCGGTACTCGGCACCCTTCTGGGTCTTACTCATGAGGGCTAGGTTCTTCGCCATGTCGATTGTTAGCGCGTAGTCCTGAAGTTCTCGCTCGGCACCGTTATTAACAACCGTACTTGTAAGTACACTTGTAAAATCGACGTTCTCGCAAAACATCTTAAAGTTCTGTTCTACCCAAGCACTGAACCGGCGTTGCACTTCGAGCCCCTTGTAAAGATCGCGAGCCGAAACTACCTGTTCGTGCTTGCCGTTGATCGTTACCTTAATTAGTTGATTCATCGCTTAGCCTCCTGTTTCTCATTATTACTCTGTGTAAATTTAGGTCCATGCAAAATGGCCTCAACACTTACACCGAGAAACGTTGCCAGTTTCATATTCGTTGAAACCGAACCGTTCTTTTTCCCTTGTTCCATTTGAGAGATAAGGGATTGTGATACCCCAACCTTTTCAGCAAGTTCAGGTTGAGTGTATCCGCGTTTTTCGCGTACATCTTTTAAGCTCAACATCATCACCTCTTTACTTGATGTATTAATAATAACACACTCTAAGTAATATGCAACACTTTTAGCAATAATACTTAAAATAATTTGCTCCCACCATTAGTAATATTTACAATGATATTGGAGGCGACGCACATGACTATTGGCAAGCGCATTGCCGCACTTAGAAAAAAACGCTCATGGACTCAAGCCATGCTCTCGGATAAAATGTCCGTCAGCCAAAGCACAGTAACTATGTGGGAAAATGGCAAACGAGCCGTTAGTAGCGAGGACACTATAAAACTAGCCACGTTGTTTGACGTGACGACCGATTACTTACTAGGCCTTGATGATGACATGCCCGCCAACGCCGTGCCAATCACAGCCGCTGAAACCGTCCAGATTCCGGTCTATGGCGAGATTCAGGCGGGCGTAGCAACACTAGCCGAGCAGAACGTAATTGGCCAGTTAGATGTAAAAAAAAGACGTCGTCGAGCGCTATGGTTACGACAATCTGTTCGCGCTCAAGGTTCGCGGCGAAAGCATGAACCGCAAAATCATCAATGGACACACGGCTGTCTTCTGCAAGGACATACAACCGGAATCCGGCGACATTGTGGCTGTGATGATCGACCACGAAGACGCGACGGTCAAACAATTTCACGAAACATCTATCGCGGTCATGTTTGAGCCGATGAGTTGGGATCCCAGCTTCAAGCCATACGTCTTTAAAAAGGACGAGGAGCAGGACTTCCGTATCCTCGGAAGATACATCTACGATACTAGCGAATCCATTTAATGGAACGTCCAAACCTGATCGACGGTAAAAGCTGAGTACTTGGAGGATAAAATGGGGCAAGAAACTAGAATATCTCGTAGAAATATTAAAAAGCCGTTTTGGAAAAGTTGGAAGTTTTGGCTTCTTATAGTGGCAATCTTAATTCTAGCTAAGGGTGCAATCAGCTGCACTGATTACTTATTCTCTGAACCCCCTGCTCCTTCCAAAAAAAAGTTTATAAATTAAACAGCAATGCTTCTGTAAAAGCGATGCTAAAACATTATGAACCTGATTTGAAAGTCACTGAAGTAGGTGGTGTTTATGATTATCCAAAATCTAAAACCGTTCTAGTAACCGTTAAAGAAGACAGTGCCTGGGACGACAAGTCGGCGGTTAAATCGATGCATACTGATATCGCATCTATTTGGAAGGCGTTCAAAAAAATCAAAAGGTGACGGCTTTTCGAACATTTCTGTTATGGTTACATATCCCACAGAAGATGCCGGAGGTAATACTCACAGCACAAAAGAAATGACTGCTGACATTCAAGGCAATAAGCTGAGGACCTTAAACGTAAAAGAATTTGATGACGATAACGTTCCAAAATTTGCCACTAAATATTGGCAACGCAACGACTTGCCTAGCCTAAATTAGTCTAATACAACGCCCCATTTCGGGGCTTTTATTTCACGCTTTGAAAGAACATATGTTTGTGTACTTTTACCTATATACTTCACAAGAAAGGACAATTAGCATGAGAAAATGGACTCCAGTACCCCGCCACGTGGGTTTATATAGCTATGATACACAAAAAGGCAAACGCTACGGCATCAGACGTGGCTTCAAAAATGCTGACGGGAAACGCGATGAGTTCCACCCCAGCGGCTTTAGGACGTGGCGAGACGCTGATCGTGCGTTAAAAGATTTTGAGTCCACTCTCGCCGGTGGACACCTCGGCCCGATCACTCATCGCGCTGTCACACTCAGCAAGCAATTCGAGTCGATGAAGAAACGTAACCTCGAAACGGAACGCTGGCGTGAATCGACAGCTAAAGGCAAAACGTATCTATATAATCTGCGTCTAAAAGATGCGTTCGGCGATCGTCGCCTAATCGACATCTCCCGTTCCGACTATCAAGCCTTCATCAATAAAATGGTGATAGACGGCTACTCACACAACACCATCAAGTCGGCTAACTCCCTCATGCAGCAGATCATGAATGATGCTGAGCACTTGGACATCATCGACAAGAACCGACTAAAGGCCACGTCCATCAAAGGCGGTACAGCACCGCGTGACGTTAATATTACCCGTGACGACTTCAAGACGTGGATGGCAACCGCAGAGCAAGATTTATCACGGTACGATTTTTGCATGGTCATGCTGCTAACACTTGGGTCGCGGCGTGAGGAAGTCCTAGGACTCCAGCTCAAGTCGTTTGTCCGTGAGATTGGGCCAAACGACCAGCCTTACTATGAAATTAACTACTACAAAGCAAGAACAACAGGCGACCGTACAGGCGGCGCATTAAAGAGTGACGCAGCCTATCGCACAAATTACGCCATCACCCCCACCCTCGTGTCACTGATCGACGACGCTATCGAAGAATGCAAAAAAAACGATGCACCGATAACGCCCGCATCCCGAACCCTGAAACATTTTTATATTTGA